AGGCATCTCTACCGAGTCAATTGCTTACCGTGAAGGCGGATACAACACCAACGTCCACCAGATTCCTGGTCAAACATCGTTCACCCCTATCACACTTTCTAAGGGTGCAATGATCGGACAAAGCGCTAACCCAGCTTGGATGAAGCGTTTGTTCTCTGTTATGACTCCAAGTGCCTCTGCTGGCTTCGGCGTAGACTTCCGTTGCCACCTAGACATTCAGGTCTTGACTCATCCAAACCCTGCTCAAATGACAGGCGCAGCTTCGGGAGACGCACAGTCTACTCAAGGCGCCCCTCAAACGCAGCACACATCTCTTCGCTTCAAGGTGTACAATGCATGGATCACATCACTTGCATACTCAAACCTTGACGCAGGAGCCAATACTCTAATGGTCGAAGAGATCTCTCTAGTCCATGAAGGCTTCGATGTCTCATACGCTACAGATTATTCTGCAGGTGGATCGGCTCCAGCCCTATCTTAATATCTACTAGAAGGTACACAATATGTCTAACAATACAACTATAAATGCAGCATCAAATCCGGCAGCAGCTAACAAGTTAGCGGCTGACGCAATGGCACAACAAGAGGCAATTACTGCGATGCTTACACCAGATCCAGTCAAGAGGCCTCCTAGCACTGCCGTTGAACTCCCTGCTGGGTTGATGGACCCCTTTACAGGTAAGTCTATTGACTCAGCAGAAGTTCGAGAATTAACCGGTGTAGATGAAGAAGCTATCTCTAAGATCTCAGATATCGGTAAGGCCCTCCTTACTATCTTAGATCGTGCGGTAGTATCAATCGGGGATGAGACAGCCACTAAAGATATTCTAGATACTCTCTACGCAGGGGATCGTGAAATGCTCTTGTTGGCTATACGAAATGCCACCTTTGGCGAAGAGATTAAGCTTGGTCCTGGACCATGCCCATCTTGCGGCGTAGAACAAACTTTTGATGTAGACCTAATCAAAGATGTCCCCATTAAAAAGCTTGAAGGAAGTCCTGAGTTTACAGTCAAATGTAAGGTCGGAGATGTATTAGTAAACCTACCTACGGGCTTAACTCAAAAAGCTTTAATCAGTTCTACTAACAAAACATTAGCAGAATTAGATACAATTCTTCTGACGAACTGCATTAAGTCCATTAATGGAGTTCCAGTTCTTACCTCAGATGCTGTACGTAACCTTGGAATCAAGGACCGTAAGGCAATCTTAGAAGAGATCACAACCCGTAACCCTGGTCCACAACTTAGCGATATTAAAAAACCATGTCAGTCTTGCGGCACGGAGGTACCGCTTCCGCTAACCTTAGCGGAGTTATTTCGCTAGCGAGATTGATTATGAAACGCTTATGGATATGCTTGACCTGTTAAGTCAACAATATCCTGGGTGGTCATTAACAGAACTTCGTTCCCTCTCTATGAGAGAACGTCTTAACTGGCTAAACGCAGCTCTTAAAAGGACACGGAGGTGATCTAAGTGGCAACGCAAAACATGCTTACGCCTGATGACTCTAACAGTGAGTTCTCACCTATTGGCTCAGACCTGTCCATTGAAGAGTTTGGCGCCTCTTTAGAAAAAGTCTTTAAAGCAGCTGAAAAAGTTGTTGATCGAATTATTGATAAGATCAAGCTTGGAACAGCATCTCTTGAACAAGCTACTGGAGTTGTGAGTAGCCAAACACCTGGTTCAGGAAAGCTGGGTCTTGGGTCATTTACTAGAGGGCAAGTAGCAACTGGACTTGGTCTTGGAGTTGTAGCTAGCGGAGCTGTGCTTTCTTCTATGGCACCAAATACTATGGCAGCCGTTACACAGGCCATGGGTGCTTCAACATACGCTGGCTTTGCAGGCATGACTAATATGCAGGCAACCCGACTTGCTAATAAGCAAGTAGGCATGGGCGCAACAAGTGCTATGGGCCCAACCATGGCAGCTATGACTCTTTCTAATATGGGTCTTCTTGCTGGAAGTGCAAGCTCTAATAGTGTTATGGGACAGCTTGCTGGACTAAGCGCCATGACTGGAATGAGCAACGAACAAGCCGCTGCTTCTATGGGTTCTATTAACGGTATGATGTTTTTACGTGCCGGCATTAGAGTTCGTGATTCCAACGGAAACCTACTTCCACCTAATCAAATTGTTAACAATGCGTGGAATGCGATAACACGTGGTCGTCCTTATACCCAAGCTCAAGTTGCTGCAACCTTCTTAAGCCCTAGTGGTGCTGGCTATCAAACACTTCAAGCCATTTCTGGTGGAGATCCAAATCTTCTTGCAACTTTGCAATCAGGCTTTATGGCTCGTGCAAAGATTGGTAAAGATATTACTGCCGGGCAAATGAGCAATGCTCAAACAATGCTGGGCGCAATGGGCGTGGATAAGACTAGCCCTATGTACTCTAATTTTAAAAATAACACCGCTCAAGCTAATCTTCTTGCCTCAACTGAGTCAGGGTTAGTAGGCGGATACAACACTGCTTTAAATACGAATGCAGATCTAACTAATGGATTAGCAGGTATGGCAAATGCGGTCAGTGGAGTTACTAAAGCTCTTATGGGACTAAAGGGATTTTTACAATCCTTTGGTGCTGCGGGAAGTGTTGGGGGAACCGTATCTGGTCTTGCTAGTATGGGTGTAGGCGCTGCAGTAAATGCATACACTACTAAGAAAATACTAGGTACTTTGGGAGTAGCCAAAAAAGGTCCTGGACTTCTTACAAGTCTTGGTAACGTCGGAAAATCAGTTCTCGGTGGATTAGGCAGACTACTTGGTATGGCTGCCCCTATTGCGGAAGACGCAGCAGTTCTAGGTGGCCCATATGATCACGGCTCTATGGGACAAACAGGTGTTGGAGGTCCTTCAGGAGGACATGAAAACATTCTTCCAGTTCCTCAAGGTACTCCAGTTTCGTCTCCTTATGGAAGTCGTGGTGGTGGAGCAAAGACAAAGGGATTCCACCCCGGTGTTGACTATGGCGTAAAGACAGGTACCAATGTCTATGCTCACGATTCCGGAACAGTTACTATTGTGGGCAATGGTGGAGGCTACGGTAACTATATTGAAATTGACCACGGCTCATACAAAACTCGTTATGCCCACCTTTCTTCTATTCTTGTATCTAGAGGACAAAAGGTAGGTGGCGGTCAAGTAATCGCCAAGTCTGGTAACACCGGTAATACTACGGGCCCTCACTTGCACTTTGAAGTATTGGTTAACGGAAAGAAAGTAAACCCTGCCCCTTACTTAGTAGGTGCTGGAACCAGTAGGTCTACTGCTGCGAGTGCCAGCCGTTCAACTTCTGGCAACATTAATAACCCTCTTAGCTTAGGGACTTTAGGTTCTCCTACAGATATCAACTCTATTTTGAGCAGCTTTAACTCAGGAAGTTATGCAAATCTTTCTAGTCTATTTGGATCAAGTGGTGCTAAGAACCTTAGCTCTAACTCCTCTATGTCTTTTATTAAAGGACAGCTACAAGCAACTGCGGGAATTATTCTGGGTACGGGTAACCAACAAGAGTGGGCACGCACACTTCTTGGAAAACTAGGTAAGCCTGCAACTCCAGATAATATTAAGGCGCTTACTACTTGGGCTGCATGGGAAGGTGGACAGTGGCACAACTCTGCACACTACAACCCACTGAATACAACCCAACCTGAAAATGGCGCAACCAATATGAATAAAGAAGGCGTCAAGTCTTACACTTCATGGAATCAAGGATATGCAGCTACTGTTGCTACACTTAATAATGGGCGCTATAGAAGTATTCTAAATGCCCTATCTAAGGGTAATAATGCCGGGGCTGTGTTATCTGCTGTGGATCATTCTTCTTGGGGCACCCATATTCCAGGATATGGTGGTCCTAATGCAGATCTAGGTACTGGCACAATAACTGCATCATTGCCTATGTCCTCTGGTGGATATGGAAGCGGCGGCGCCAGTAGATCTTCTGGATCCCCAGTAAATGTAAACTTTAATGTAAAATTCTATGCTCAACAAGCAAGCGTAGCTGATGCTAAACGTTTTGTTAAGATGATTGAAGATGAGGCAAAGAAGAGCTCTCTACTTAAGACTATTGGAAGTATAGGATAATGGCTACTACATACTCTTACTTTTACACAATGCAGCTGTGGGCTAACCTGTCTACTACTGAAGATCCTGGATCAACTATTGAAGTAATTGATACTGATGGTCCTAATCAACATGACAACTGGGTTCAGCTTATGCCTGAATCTACTTCCCTTACTCTTTCTGGTGCAAAGTTTACTATTGAAGCTGGTAAGCAGATCAAGGTACAGATTAGGTTTTATCAAAAAGTAGATACAGGTACTGGTACCCCAAAGATTTATTGGATTAACAGTAGCAATGTGCATAATGCAAATTTCCTTATGGCAGATACAGGTAAGTGGACTGCTTATAGTGGAGATGTATCTAAGCTTTCAACTCAGGGTACCGGCAGCACCAGCATCTCTGGTGTTCAGAACCCTACAGGCGGAACAGTATTTTATTTTCAATTGATACCAAAGCAGTCGTTTACCGCATCTACGCCTTTCATACAGTTCATCAGTTCAAGCAGCAATGGTTGGGCTGGTGGCATCATTCCTAATGGTCTTAATGGGGATGCTAGAAATGGTTCAGATGGTCCTAGCGGTGTGGGCTATGTTCCCTCTCTTGCTGGAATTAATCCTACGATTACAATATCGGCAGCATCTCAGATTCCTCCTATTCCAGGTAATCTAAAGGCAGCTTTATCTGGCGTAGCTAATACTGTAGACAGTCAAGGAAACGCTAGCTCTGGAAAGATTTATACCGTGTTTGACCCATGTAAAAATCTTTGGCATGGCATAGCTATACCTGACCCCACAGTTGTAAATCAAAAGCTTGTTCAACAGTACGCAGTCTTTACCTGTAAGCCTAATAACTCTGGGCTTACACCGTCAACGGCTCAATTAAAAACTGACTCTAATGCTTCCAAGCAAACAGATATTAATAAGGTAATTGCTAACTTTAATTCTATTGCTGTTGGTGATTGTAGTGGATATAAGTCTTCTAAGACTCCTGGTGGAGGCAGCACTTCTAGCACACCGTTTCCTACGGTAATTACAGAGCCTAGTGCTAACAGTCAATGGAATCCTCCTGTTTTTTATAGCAGTAGAACTGCACCATATTCAGAACTTGTAAACCAACAATTCTGGATGAAAGCGGATGTGTTCTCAAACTTAGGAGCAGAACTAAAAACCTTAAATGATCTTGTGGGCTCAGTAGTGTCACCCCTAAATATTAACGCTATATTGAGTACCCAAAGTTCGCAAAATCAAGGAAAGCTTTTTCAAGATCCATACAGCGCTAAAGCTTTGAACTCATACCAAAGCAACCTATCACTTAAAGATTCCACAAAGTCACAGCAATGGGGCTTTAGGTTTATGTACAATCCTACAAGCTTTTCATACAGCACAAGCTCTAACAATAGCGTGGACTTTACTAATTCGCAAAACGATCCTTCAGCTTTATTGGTAGGTAATTCACAGGTTACTTTTGAACTGTATATAAATCGTATTCTAGATATGAGTGCTTTGGCCAGTGCAGAGCAAAACAAGATTGACCCAACAACTCAGGATATTGGGTATAGCCGTCCTTTGACAAAGGATGAACTCTATGGGATTCTTTATAGGGGTACCGAATATGACATTGAATTCCTATATAGGGTATTGAACGGAAGTCCTCAGGGAGGGGCTCAGCTATTAAGTGATGACTACAAGAGCCTTGGTGGAGTAACTTCTGATTTTGGATATACTACTGCTGTACCTTGCTGGCTATGGCTTCATGATAATCTAAGGTACTACGGTGCTGTAGCGTCTTTCCAAGTTAACCACGTAATGTTTGACTTGCGTATGGTGCCTATTCTTAGTGTAGTCAGCATAACCTTTAGCCGTTACCCAGCACTAAATTCTAGCAGCGCTACATTTAGCCAGTCTTCTATTGCTAAAGCTGGAGTAACACAAGCTAATGGCGCTATAGGTGGAACAGGAACAACACCATGATTGAAAGAGTATCTAGATACTACGATGGCACTTTGGCACAAACCCCTAATAAATACACGGGTGTATATGAGATCTCTGTCTTCAGGGCGTTTCCAAATACCAGCACGGTTAAGTACATTACTTACACCTGGAAAGATGGCGATACCCTGGCTGCCCTTGCCGAAAGGTATGGAAGCGGCGTCAACTTTTGGTGGGAAATTATGGACATCAATCCACAAATCCTTGATCCATTTACCATTACTCCAGGAACAATAATAAAGGTTCCTTATGGCAATTGATCCATTAAAAGCATCTATTCCAAAGCAAGATAACTTTGTTTGGAATTCTTCGGCATCTTTACTTTCTAGTACATTTACCGTGTCTTTTCCTAAGGCGCCTGACTTTGATCTTCTACTGATGGGTGCTGAACTACATCAGGCACCGGAAGAGCATGATAGGTTAGCCCTTCATTTTAAAGGCAAGCCTATGAATAAAAGAAGTGCTGTAGTGGGTGGGGACCCTGTAATTTTTACCTTTAGCTCTGGCAAATTAAAAGCTACTTGGCACGGATATGTGCACAGCATTCCTCAGAATAATACTTGGCAGGGAGGCAATACCGACATAGTATGTGTAGGTGCCTCTTGGATCTTAAAGAACACTGACCAAAAGATCTTTACTAATACGACAGCTGATCAAGTAGTTACTAAGATTGCTAAAGCAAACAGCATGGAAGCTATAACCCAGAGGCATCCTCGGGTTAAAGACAGCATTGTTCAAGCAGGTCAAAGCTACTGGCAGACTCTAAAGCGTCTTGCTAAGACCACTGGCTTTGCCATGTTCTGTGTTAATACCACCGTATTCTTTATGTCCAAAGAAAAAATCTTTCAAAACAAGAAGGCTTCTGCGGCATACTTTAACTATGTCAATAGTGAATTTCAAGGTGTAGCAACTAGAGAACTTCGTATGACGGGCACCATTCTTAACTTCCATCCAATCATCTCTGACCAAACTCCAGAAGCCGGTGTTATGGTTGACAGAGTTGTTTCTGGATCTGATCCTAAGAATACTAAGCTTATTAAGACCACACACCCATACACTGGAGTTAGGCCAACTAACCCTGGAGTGGTTATACCTTCAGAGGAGTACTTTAAGAAATGAGCAATTTCTCTAACAATACTCCTAATGCTTCTTCTAGGGCTGTGTTCAAGAAACACCATACTCATGAGGTAAGCACAAGTCTTGCAGAGTCTCAAGCTATTGCCGATGCTTATTCTGATGCACATAGGTATCAGCACAGGGCTGAAGTAACTGTGGCCGGGCACCCAACTCTTCAAGTATACGATCCCGTATACCTAGATGGACTACCTAATGGTTTATCTGGCTATTGGACGGTTCTCTCTATCAAGCATATTTTTGGTGGAAAGCCTGCATACTTTATGACGGACCTAGTTGTAGGAACAGATGTCATTGGAGATGTAAACCCTAATGCCAAGAACACTGCTGACAATAGAGATGTGCAAAGCGAACTAGCTGGGCAATCTCTTAACGCATCTGACTCTGCACTATCTGAATACATGACTTCTCCAAATAGCTCACAGTTAAATCCTTCACACGGCGTTACTAACCCTACAGCTGTAACCTCTTCTTCTGTGGTTGGCGTGCCTAATGTAAAAGGCGCTACCCCATTCAAAGCCAAAGCCCCAAACACAGGTGTGGTAAAAAGAACTGTACAATGGGCAGCTAAAAGTAACGGAAAGGTGCTTAAATGAACCAACATGAATCTGAGTATGGTTTGGACCCACAAGGTCGTAACAGGTATTATGGAATCTATAGAGCCATAGTTATTAGCAATTCTGATCCTTTGAATAAGTATAAGCTTAAAGTACAAATTCCACAAATTCTTGGAACAGAGACTACTAACTGGATACCGGCTATCCTTCCGGTAACCCACCTATCTTCTCAAATAGCTCCCTCATTAACAACGTCTTCAACAACCGTCACCTCTGGAACAGCCCCATCTTATCCTTCAGGAACACATACACACCAAGTTACTATTCCAGCATTGACTGTTACTACTAAAACAACACCAGTACTTCCAGTACTGCCTGCAGTAGGACAACACATCTGGGTCATGTTTATTGCAGGAGATCCCGAGTACCCAGTATGGATAGGAATAGAACCATGAGTGCAGCCATTAGTTATCCCTACACTTTAGACCCCAATAACGGTCAAGTCTCTATTGCCGTAGACTCAGCTAAGATTTATCTTGATAGGGTAGTCACCCTGTTGTCTACAAATATTGGGCAACGCCCCATGACACCTACCTATGGTGTGGACTGGTCTTCTGCCATGTTTGAAAATGAAGGTGATTCTAGAAAAGCCATTAAGCAGGCAATCAATCAGGCCATAGGCATTTGGCTTCCAGAAGTATCCGTATCAGGCATTTCCTTTGTAGACGGAGGTTCTTCAGGAATAGAAACTGTTAATCTTACGGTAAACTTACCAGATAATACTACGGCCAACCTAGCTATTAACTCTAATATTCTTAATTACGACGGAACGATTGCGGGATAACTATGCAAATTGACTACACCTCTAGGGACTTTAATAGCCTAAAGAATGATCTTATTGCTCTCATCGGCAACCGTACCAACATTGCGTGGGACCCAACCAACTATAGTGATTTGGGTAACGTACTTGTAGAAGCCTTTGCCTATATGGGTGATGTAATGTCTCACTATTTGGATCGTGTTGCTAACGAGACTACTGTAGATACGGCTATCCAGCGCAGCACCCTTTTATCTTTGGCAGCCATGTATGACTACATTCCTTCTGGTCCGACACCAGCTGCTGTTCAAGTTACCTTTACAAATGTAAGCTCTAATACAGTTAGCTTACCTGTTGGTACCCAGGTTATGGCTCCTCTGTCTTATGGACTTTACAACCAAGTTTATTTTGAGACAACCCAATCAGCTACCGGAATTACTTCAGGCCAAAGCATTACCCTTGCAGCAAGTGAAGGAAAGACTGTAAACACAGATCGTCCTGACCTTATTGACAGTACTTATAACGTTCCCCTACCATCCAATCTTGGTACATCTAATGGACTACCTAACCAAAGCTTTCCTATTGTAGATCCGGGAGTTATTAACGCCTCAATCAACGTATATGTAGGTCAAGGAGTTGCGTTTAGTTCATGGAACTATGTAGATAACATTTTAGAGTGGGGCCCACAGGACCACGTATTTACCACTCAAACAAATGTAGATGGCACATTGTCTGTTGTATTTGGTAATAATATTAATGGCGCCATTCCTACAAGCGGTCAACTTATTAGTTGTCTTTATCAAGTTAGCGTAGGAGCTGCTGGAAACGTAAACTCGCTTGCTATTACTGAATTAACCTTTGTTCCTGGAAACCTTGACCCACAAGTAACTACATACTTTACTGTCAGCAATGCACTTCCGGCATCAGGTGGTGCAGATCCAGATGATGAGACTCAACTTAAGACTAAGATTAAAGCAGCTGTGTCATCTTTGGGACGAGCCGTAACTATAAATGATTTTGCAAACCTGGCCTTACAAGTTCCACTAGTGGGTAAAGCAAACGCCGTATCTAGCGTCTACTCATCTGTTACTTTGTATATCCAACCACAGAATGATAACAGCCCTGCTCCAGGATTCCCACAAGCACAGATTGTTGGCGTATCTCCTTCTGGAGGTGTAGTAACTTATGCGACAAATGTTGCTCACGGGTTCTCTGTAGGAAACGTTCTTAATATTTCTGGTATCAGCCCTATTGCATATAACTTGCAGGGAGTAACGGTTGCAAGCATTCCTACTCCAACAACGTTTACTATCTCCAGTGCAGCTACTGGAACCTATAGCTATGGTGGTGTGGCTATTTGCTTAACTCCTACTCTAGCTTGGTACTCACTTCAGTCTGCAGTAGAAGCCGCTATGGCAAATCAGATCTTGGTAGGAACTAGCCTAACAGTATCCCCACCAACCTATGTTCCGATATATTTAACAAGCTCAGTAGTTGTTGATCCATCTTATAAGAACTCGGATATTCAGCTGGCTATTTATCAAGCTATGCTAGGTACTGGGGGAATGTTCCAATATGATAATAATACTTTTGGGGCAACTATTCCTCTATCATCTATAACAACTACGATTCAAAATATTCCCGGAGTTATCTCTGTAAGTGTGACTCAATTATGCACAGATGGAAGCAATACTGTAAACACCATCTCATTAGCTGCTAATCAGATCCCATATCTAACTGCTGCTAACTTAATCTCAAATACTACTGGTGGAATCTAAGGATCTTAAATGGCAAAATTTGGTACCAAGAGATATGACACCGGATTTAAATATGGTGAAGTATCCACAATCTCTGTATATTACCAATCAGGACTAACTGCTTGGTCCTATGACTATGCAACTGTGCAGCTTACCTGGAACCCTATTACGCCCAACCCTAATGACCCCGTACCAACTCATTGGGCTTTAGTAAAAAGCTATACCGGAAGTACCGACAATCCTTTAAACGGAACGGTTATTGATGGGGGCCCTATAAGCACATTTAGTACAAACTATACAGATGTAAACTATTTAATCTCTGACGTAGAACTTTCATATTCTTTATGGGTATTTAATGGATCTAAGTGGATTAATTGTGGAGAGTCATATGCTTTTGTAGTAAGCGATAAAGATTCCCTAGTGCAAATATCTTCTTGGATACCAAAAGCTTGGCTAAACCAAGTCAATACAGTAGGAGATGCTGTAGGTGAAAACAGCCCAAGTAATACTCTTGTTAGCATTCTAGATGCCCTTACTTTTACCTATGATAAATTTAGGGTAGAAGCCAACTTACTTGCTTTAAGCAACGACCCTAAGTATACTCCAAGTGCCCTATTAGACTTTAAAGGCCCTAGCTTTGGAGTTACCTATGAGGATGCTTTAGGAGATTCATATAATAAATCTTTGGCTTCTGCAGGATTTCTTATTAATAA